GCTAAAAAACCTACTGCAAAAGACCTGGATGATTATGTGCTTTCTCAGGATGAGTACAGGCGGCTGTCCCTTGAGATAAATGAGTTAACTTTGAAGTATAATATGCTTCGTAGTTTGGTCCAATCCTTGGGCCAGAAGAAAGACCTACTTGTTCAGTTGTCTGCTAACATGAGAGCAGAAAAAAATATTTATAGTTAACACAATTAGGCCCTCGTGCCTATTATAATATAACCGCTTAACTAACTACACAGGAGTTTATAATGGCTATTGATTTAGAAAAAATTAAAGAAATCCACGCAAGCCTTTCAGGCAAAGGTGGTGGAATGTCAGAGACATTTCTAAAAGTTGAAGAAGGAACGAACGTAGTTCGTATTCTTCCTCCTAAGGAAGACAATGAGGATTTTTATGCGATGACCAAACTGCATAGAATCCCTATGCAAGATGGCATCGTGAAAAATATTCACTGCCGACAGGTCCATGGGGAACAGTGCCCCATTTGTAATCTTTATTATTCGCTCTGGAAAGAGCCTACTAAAGATGAAACCCTCGCCCGTCAAATCAAAGGGCGTGACCGTTACTACATGAATGTAGTCACTAGGGAAAGTGGAGAGGTTAAGATTCTGTCTATTGGAATCATCCTCTTCAAGAAGATTATTGCTGCCATGGTTGATCCTGATTATGGTGATATTACCGATCCCGAAGGTGGGCATGACTTTAAGATCATTAAGATTATGGAAGGTCAGTGGCCTAAGTATGACCAGTCTGCTCCTCGCCCCAAGTCCACCCCTGCGGGAAGTGGAAAGGAAGTTGCGGAGTGGATGGAATCTCTTCATGATATCCAGTCTCTTGTGAAATTGGAAGACTACGAAGAGCTTAAGCAGATTGCAGAGAGCATCAACCCGTTTGCTGCTGTTGAAAGGTCTGTTGATGATATTCGTCGTTCTGAAACTGAGGTTGGCGACGAGGATTATATGGAAAAATTACAATCATGAGAAATATTATTCTAACCCTTGCTGTTACTGCTGTCTTGGGTATCGGTCTGATGGGCTGCTCTACTCTTGGAGACTTTTTCGGAGAGGACACCGTACTTACTACCGCAGATCAGCTTGAAGAAGGTCAACAGGGAGCAATCATCCCGTTCGACCAGCTTCCTGATGATGTTAAGGCAAAGATCCCTGAGGGAACTTCACTTGTTATGGCAACTAAAGATCAGCTTATTGATGATGCTGCATATGTCGCTGTCGGAGGAGTCTCTGATGGTGAGGATATGGGTGGATTAATTGATGCTATCTTTGGCGTAGCTGGCACTTTTATTCCTGGCCTAGCGGCTTGGGAAGGTATTGTCACCTTGTTCAGTCAGAGGAAAAGGAAGCACTATGTAAGGGCGTTTAAGTCTCTTGTTCCTACGGACAAGAACATGGACCTTGGTGGAGCAGTTGGAGCCGTTGCTTCTGCGTTGGGAATTTCCCACTCTTCTGAGAATTCCGCTTCGGCATTTGAGGATGATCTACACGATGAAGTAGTCTAATTAATTAGACTGAAAGACTATAATATGGGGAGCTTTCGGGCTCCTCATATTTTTTATACTTATGGATAAATTAAAAATAATGGTGTGCCCTGCCAACAAAGGCGGTTGTTCGTACTATAGAGCATGGTCTCCTTATGCTAAATTAGAAGAGATGTTCCCTGAGATATTAGAAGTGAAGTTTGACGAAAACCCCTTAGGGTTGGATACTTCAGCAGGTACTTGGCTCCCAGACTGGGACTTTGAGAGCATGAAGTGGGCTGACGTAATCGTGACGCAAAACATATCTAATTTTGGGGGGCCTTATACAGCTAGAATAGTTGGAAAAGCCCAGGAGTTTAAGAAGTTCGTGCATTACGACACTGATGATTTGCTGACAAATTTATATGAGGGTCATCGTTTAAAGTCTGTCTACGAAGAGAAGGGGTTGTCTGATATAACTAAGTTTATTTACTCTAACTCTCATCTAGTCACCGTTACCCAAAGAAAGTTTGCCAAGAGAATACAAGAGTACTGTAGCGGGGTTCTGGCCGTTGTTAAGAATGCCATTGATTATAGTCTTCCTGCTTGGAATCTCGCAAAAGTTCCGTCTAGAAAGAAGCGAGTGGTGAGAATAGGCTGGGCAGGAGGCATTCATCACGAAGAGGATGTTAAGGAGTTCGCAGGAATTCCTCATTTTGTTAATCAAAAAGTAGGTAAAGAGAATGTGGAGTGGCACTTTTTTGGAAAACCTCCCGAGAGTGGTGAGAAAAATGATGAGTGGCAGCAGGAAGTGTGGGGTAATTATAAGAACACTTTGTTGAAGGGGTTTAAAGGTGCGGGAAATTGGTACATTCATTACGCTCTTCCCACCGACCAGTACGGAGCTATATTTGCTAACATTGATGTTGCTATAGCTCCTCTTCAAATGAATGATTTTAATGATTCAAAATCAGAAATTAAAGTGGCTGAATGTGGGAGGTATAGAGTTCCTTTGATAGCATCCAACGTGGGGTGCTATGATGAGACTATTGTAGATGGAAAGACCGGGTACTTGATTGATCCCAAAGCTCCTCCTTCTGTGTGGATTAAAATACTTACCAAGGTTATTAAGGATAAAAAACATAGGGAAAATATGGGTGATAATTTACACGAAATAACAGAGGAGTATTTTGATTTAAATAAAGTAGTACCCCAACGGCTGCAATTATATAAAGAGTCTTTTGAGTTAATAGGTAGGAAGGATTTAATGGAAAAGCTAGAAGAAGTGGAGGCGTTGTCATGATTTATCAGTGCTACGCAAGAGAAGAGGATAGGCAGCATTTATTTAAAGGAGGGCCATATAAAGGGTTTGGTTTAGAGCCTGAAGTTAACAAGCGTCTTTTTGAGAAGTGCCCTGAGCTAGAGAACCCTGAAATTCGCCTGGGTTTGACCGAATATGCTTGTTTTTTGTGGCACTGGCGTAACAAAGAGAACCCAGACGAGTGGTTTGGCACGACTTCTTTCAGGCAGATAGAGAAGGGTTTTCTTACGAAATTTGAGTCTAAAGATGAAGTTATGTTTTACCTGCGACGGCATCAGATCCTAGGGTGGGGCGAGTACAAACTTTTGGGTGCGGTGGATACTGATAAAGGACGGGTAGGCGGTTTTCCTATTAGCTTGGGCGTTCAGGCAGAGGCATGTCACCCAGGCATCAATGATTATATCTATGATGTGTTTAAGGAGTTTGGTCATGCCCTTCCCGATGGTTGGGCGACTCAAGACCAGGGTTTCTTTGCTAATTATTGGGCTATGAGTAATAAGCTTTTTGATGAGTTTATGGAGTTCTCTTGGCCGATGGTTCAGTGGTCTTTGGAGAATGTTCACGAATCTAAATTCTATAAAGAGCAGCCAGAGTTCAGTACTGTTACTAATGCTAAGGCTACGGGATACTTCATGGAAAGACTGTTTATTTTGTGGTATTTAATAAAAGGTATCACCCCTTACAGTCCTCTTCAAGAACCTTTTACTTTGTTCTCTACAGTCCAGGAAGCGGTGGTGGAATGAAAAAGGTCATCTCTTTTGGGTTGTGGGGAGATCATGAGGATTATATGGTAGGAGCTAGTAGGAATCTTGATTTAGCTCCTGAGATATACCCTGGCTGGGAGGTGTGGTTTTATATTGAGAACGATGTTGATCCAAAAGTTATCGCTGAGGTAAAAGAAAGGGCAGACAATGTAGTGGTATATGAGGATGCTCATGGTTGGGAGGGGCTCTTTAAACGCTTTCTTCCTATGTGTGATCCTGAGGTTGATGTTTTTATTAGCAGAGATTGTGATTCTCGCTTGTCTGACAGAGAGTATCAAGCGGTTCAGGTTTGGCTTGAAAACTCCACTCAATTTCATTGTATGCGTGATCATGAAGCTCACAAGTTCCCTCCTGTTTTGGGGGGGATGTGGGGAGCTAAAAGGAATGGATTATTAAATTTGAATTATATGTTTGAGTTGGTTTTGGCCCATAATAACAGGAGTTATTTTGATGATCAAAATGGCCTCGCTGTTATTTATCAAAAGTTTCCTTACTTATTCATCGAGCATGATGACAGAGAATTTTTTGGAGGAACGCCTTTCCCTGACCATGCCCCTATGCAGTACGGGACTTTTGTGGGGGAGAGAATAACCGCAGAGGATAAGGAGGGAGTGGTATGATTGAGAAGACCCTATACGAATTGAAGAAGATTCTGAACAGAGAGTTCATCTGTAATTATCTACAGACCTTGGAAGACCCAGTTATTTGTGAGGTAGGGATAAGGGAGGGAAACAATTTTGATAAGATGCTTATTCCCAAAGTTAAAGCGGCTATAGGCGTAGATGTTTGGAGAGAAACGGGGGATACGGGACAGAACGACCATGAAGATGACCAAGATACGTTGGATGATCAATATCGTAATGCGTTTAATAAATATTTACCCCAAAATAGGATACGCATAGTGAGAGAATTTAGTGTTAAGGCAGCCAAGTTTTTTCCTGATGAGACTTTTCATTTTGTATACATTGACGCTGACCACACCTATGAAGCAGTAACGGAAGATCTAAACGCATGGTTCCCCAAGGTTAAAGTTGGAGGAGTCATCGGGGGGCATGATTATATTTCCCGTGCTGAGTTAAGACAGTATGCAAATGCAGGTTACGAAACAGAGCATTCCGCCCCGTTCGGGGTGATAGAAGCGGTGAGGGATTTTAGAAAAAAACACAGTCTTTCAGAGAATAATCTTCATATTACTACGGAGATTTACTCCTCTTATTTTATGGTAAAGGAAAAATGATGGACGCTTTTAAAGAGAGAATAATTTGGACTTTTTGGACTGGAGGCAATGAAATGTCAGAGGACAGAAAGCAGAGTTTAGATATTCTGCAAAGGGACAGCGGCTGCAAGGTAATCGTTGTAACTCCTGATAACATAGATGAGTATCTCCTAGAGGAAGACCCTCTTCATGAGGGGTTTGATCTTCTTAGTCTTACTCACAAATCCGATTATTTACGTTCGTATTTCATCTACTACTATGGAGGAGGCTACTCAGATATTAAGGGATACACCTACAGTTGGCTCCCGTTCTATGAGCAATTAGAGGAAAGTGATAAGCAATTTATCGGGGCGCAAGAGCAGTCTCCTGATCATATCGCTTCGGATAATTTTCTCATACGCAATTATTTCCATAGCTTGGCTTCCGTTCGGTGTTTTATCTTTAAACCGAAAACTGAGTTTGCTAAAGAATGGAAGAAACTTACTAATGATAAGATGGATGAAGTGTTGCTTGGGTTGCAAGTGCAAGACGGTTCGTATCATCCCCGCGCAGTTACAGGAGGAGCTTTTCAGGCAGAGGGAGACTTTCCCACATTATATCCTCTTTGGTGGAATGAGCTTTTAGGACAGATTTTGCATCAGCTACAGTACGAGAATTTAGACAGTTTTATGCTTGGACTGCCTAATCAAATGGTGTTTAATTACCGATAATAGAGAGGGTTTATATGTTTATTTGTTATAATTGGATTGGTCTGGTTGCTGATATGCACATGGATCAAGATGCCGCATTTTATGAGAGGGCTGGTGTTTCTAAGCTTTATAATGAGAAAAATTCTATCTTTTATAAACCTACATCTCATCCCAGGGAATTGATGAATGAGGCAGGTTCGTTGGGAGAATGGGCCAGCCAAAGCCGCCCCACAGATCTTATCACAGTAAAAGCTGATTATATTTATGGGGGATTCTTTCAGTACGCAAGAAAATACATCTCTCATCCTTATACCCTGCTTTCAGGAATATCAGCTTTGGTGTTGGATGGTCCTGGGTACAAGTTTAAAGGAGCAACAGCTTGTGAGGATATTAGCTCCATTGTCGAGGACTCTAATTTAATGCATTGGTATTGTACGAATGCTCCTCAAGATGTAAGTGATAAAATTATCCCTATACCTATAGGTTTTCAAGAGAAGGAACGAGAAGGGGGAAACCCTGAAACTTTAGCAAAATTAAGAAAGGGGCGCATTCCTTCCTATCAAAAAAAGGACAAGGTTCTTCTACCATATCATGACTTTAAGACTCATCAGGAT